AATCTCAGTCAGAAACTGTAGATAATGCTTATTTTAAAGACCAAGATAATCGAATGGCGACCAAACAAGTGTTTGAACGCAAATCGAGGACAACTTTTGGGAAAGATTCTTAGAATCTTTTGTAATTTTATTTTAACAAGGAGACAATTATGTCAACTACAGCAGCTCCATATGGAGCAAGACCTGTAGGTACTGTTGTTGGAAGCCCTTACCAAGGAAAAATTACCCATTATAAAATCAAAAATGCATATGGAACTTCTATATTTTATGGCGATTTTGTGAAATGGGGTGATGATAATCCTAATACCACTATCCAAAAAGATACTGGTACTACAGCTTGTACACCTATTGGTGTATTTCTTGGTTGTGCTTACACTGACCCTACCACAAGTCAATTCACACCAAATCAATATTTCCCAGCATCAACTGCTGCGGATGATATTGTTGCGTATGTTGCTACCGATCCTTTTATTATCATGCAAATGCAAGGCGATGAAACTCTTGGTCAAGATGACTTGGGCAAGAATTGTGCAGTCGTGCAAACTGCTGGTAGTACAACTATCGGAAATAGCAAAAACGCAGTTGATGGGAGCACAGCAGCTACCACCAATACACTACCTGTAAAGATTATCGACTTTGTCGATGGTCCTGATAGTGCTATAGGTGATACTTATACTGATGTGCTAGTAATGTTTAATGTAGGGCATCAAATGCTCAACACCACTGGCGTAGGCTAGGAGTAAATAATGGCAGCTATATCAAGAGCTAATGAGCTCAAGCAACTGTTACCTGGACTTAACGCCTTGTTTGGTGAAGAGTATGGTAACTACGAAAACGAGCACGAAGAAATTTATGTTTCAGAAAATTCCGAGAGATCATTTGAGGAAGAACTAAAACTATCTGGATTCGGTGCAGCACCAGTAAAAGATGAGGGAGCAACCATTAGTTGGGACACTGCTCAAGAAACTTTTGTGGCTCGTTACACACACGAAACTATTGCAATGGGATTTGCAGTTACTGAAGAGGCTATGGAAGATAATCTATATGTTTCTTTAAGTGCTAGATATACCAAAGCATTGGCTCGTGCAATGGCTTACACAAAACAAGTGAAAGGAGCTTATCCATTAAATAATGGATTCTCAACTACTTTCTCTTCAGGTGATGGTGTTGCATTATTCAGCACATCTCACCCACTTGTAAGTGGCGGAACTAACAGCAATAGACCTTCTACAGGAGCTGACTTGAATGAAACATCGTTAGAAAATGCGATCATTCAAATTGGCAAATGGACTGATGAAAGAGGTCTTAAAATTGCAGCTAGAACCAAAAAGTTAATAGTACCTGCTGATCTTCAGTTTGTTGCTACTAGACTTTTACAGAGTGACTATAGAGTTGGCACTGCTGACAATGACATCAACGCTATCAAAACTAATGGAGTAATTCCAGAAGGTTATTCAGTTAATCATTATTTAACTGATACTAATGCTTTCTTTATTACTACTGATGTTCCAGATGGCATGAAGCATTTTGTCAGAGCACCTATGACAACATCTATGGATGGTGATTTTGAAACTGGTAATGTTAGATACAAAGCTAGAGAAAGATATTCCTTTGGAGTATCTGATCCGCTTGGTATCTTTGGTTCACCAGGTAGTTCGTAAGAACATTTAAGGGGGAGCTTATGTTCCCCCTTTTTTTATTCTAGGGAATTTTTTTAATTTATCTATTGACTGCCCTAGCAGACTTGCCAAGACAATAGATTCTTTTCCTTTAGGAGGAAAATATGGCGAATACAACTTTTAATGGACCAGTTAGGTCCGAAAATGGTTTTGAACAAATCAGTATAAATTCAACTACTGGTGCTGTTACAACCAATTTAGATGTTGATACAAGTGGTAATATTACTACTACAGGATATGTTTCTTCATATTCTAATATAGAAAGTATTACAAGTGCTACACATAGCGTTGAGTCAACTGACTCTGGTAAAGTGTATACTTTAAACAGAGCAGCAGGTATTGTAGTAACACTACCTACCGCAGCAGCAGGACTTAATTATACATTTATAGTGGGCACAACCTTTACAGGTGCAGGACAAATTAATACGGATAATGCCAGTGACTTATTTTCTGGTTTTGCTCATATTTTTGATCCAGCAACTGCAACAGATATGAATACATTTATTCCTGATGCTAGTGATGACGATACCATTGATTTAGGTACGGCAGCACAGGGTTGGCTTGTAGGCGGAATTATTCGTTTAAAAGCAACTACAGCAGCAGTATGGCACTGTGAAGCCTTTCTTCATGGTGATGGTACACTAGCTACTCCATTCGAGTAAGGAGTAAATTATGGCTGATGCAGTAACTTCACAAACCATCCAAGATGGTGAAAGAAACTGTATTATGAAGTTTACCAATGTCAGCGATGGTACTGGCGAATCCGCAGTAGCTAAAGTAGATGTATCTGCTTTAGCTACTAACTCTGAAGGTGTTTCATGTTCAGAAGTTAGAGTGATGCGTGTAAGCCATGCCATTGTTGGTATGTCAGTCCAAATGTTTCTTAATGCTACATCTAATGTTCTACTTATGGAACTAGCTGAAAGTAGTAATGGACATATGGACTTTCAAGATTTTGATGGACTTCCAAATAATGCAGGAAGTGGTAAGAATGGAGATATTCTTTTTACCACTATAGGTCATAGCTCAGGAGATACTTATTCTATTGTTTTAGAAATGGTTAAAGTATATTCTGATTAATCGGAGATATTATGAAATATATTATTTCAGAAACAGGTGAATTTCCACCTCAATATAAAGTTCTTCAAGAAGGTCAAGATGGAATATGGAAACCAATTTTTGGTCCTGATCCTGATCTTGAAGATGCTCAACGAAAAGTTGCAGAATTACAACCTGTTAAAAAGGCTGTAAAAAAAGCAGCAGAGCCAAAAAAGGAAACACCTAAGAAAGCTCCAGCTAAAAGAGGTAGACCAAAAAAAACTGCTACTAAAAAGTAGCGTAACTCACTTTGTTTATAGTACCCTTATATAGGGTACTATAACTATTTAATTTAAAAGGTAACAATATGCCAAGAAAAAATGCAGGAATGTGGAGAAATAAAAATTCTTCTACTAGAAAAAAAGCTACACCTTACAGAAATACAGGCGTAACAGAAGTTGGGAAAGAAGCCAAAACCCAATCGTACAAAGAATATGTACAAAAAAAGTTTGGTGGTGGAATGACTAAAGGAATGTGGGCAGGTGGTCCAACATACCCTACTACTGGTGGTAGACCTCCTAGCACTCCTGGAGTTATTGGTAAAATCAAAAAGTGGCGTGATCGAAATCCAGACCCTGTATTACCAAGAGGTAAAAGAGATAAACAGTTTAAAGGTCCTGGTGTTTAATAATGCCATTAAGTGTAGGTAGGTCTAGAAAATGTATAAGCAATAATATAAAAACGCTTAAAAAAGAAGGCAAACCACATAAACAGGCTATAGCTATTGCTTTGCAAAAAGCTGGTAAAAAATAAAGGTAATTGAATGGCAACAAGTGGTACAACAACATTTAATCTAGACATGAGTGAAATCATGGAAGAGGCTTATGATCTTTGTGGTTTAGAGCTTCGTTCAGGTTATAGCTATAGAAGTGCAAAAAGAGCACTTAATCTTGTATTTTTAGAATGGCAAAACAAAGGTCTTAACTTATGGACCATAGAACAAGGTTCAGCAACCCTTACTGCAGGTACAAGTAGTTATACAGTAGATTCAAGTGCATTAGATATTGTAGATGTTTTTATCAGAACTGATGCAGCAGATACTGATAAACAATTTGATCAAAGATTAAATCGTATATCTAGAACAGAATATGCACATCAAGCCAGTAAATTAACACAATCAAAGCCTACACAATTTTTTGTAGATAAAGATAATGATGCAGTAAAGATAGTTCTTTGGGCAACACCAGACTCTGCACAAACATATACCCTTGTTTATGATTATGTAAAACGCATAGAAGATGTTGGAACAGTAGGTACTAATAATGCAGATGTTCCTTCAAGATATCTTCCTTGTTTAACTTATGCTTTAGCATATAACTTAGCTTGTAAATCACCTGAAGCTCAACAAAGAGTTCCTATGATTAGACAGCGTTACATGGAGTTATGGGAAGAAGTAACTGAAGCCGATAGAGAAAAAGCTCCAGTTAAATTTGTTCCTGATGTTAGTTTTTATCAATAATGTTTGAAAAATTATTACAACTTTATTATAGAATTACTAAAGAAGAGTATGAAATAAGAGTTGTTGAATATGATAAAGAAGGCGACATGAGTAATACTTTTACTATTAGATTAAAAAAAATTATTAAAATTAATAATACTTATTTAAGAGGCGTAGATTTAGATGGTAATTCATACATTAAATCTTCTATTAATCCATTTAATTACACTATTAGGAAAATATACTAATGTATGCAAAAGGTAAAAAAGCTCTAGGAATATGTGATCGTTGTGGTTTTTCCTATAAGTTAAATAATTTAAGATACGAAATTATAGATAGCAAAAGAAGTGGTTTGCGTGTATGCAATGAATGTTTTGATGAAGATCAACCACAACTTAAATTGGGTGAAATAGACACCAGTGATAATCAAAGTCTTTATAATCCTAGAGTAGATACAGGAGAAAAGGAATCAACTTCATATTTTGCTTTTAATCCAATTGGTGGTGGAGTCACAGAGTTTGGCTCAAGCACAATGGGATTAAGTATTAAAGGCGAAATAGGCAAAATAACAGTGAGCACATCATGAGTTGGACATATACAACATTAAAATCAGCTATACAAGATTATACGCAAAATACAGAATCAACATTTGTTGCTGATTTAGCAACAATTATTACTCAAGCAGAACAAAGAATTATTAAGTCTGTTGAGTTACCAAATTTTAGAAAAAATGTTACTGGAACTTTAACTTCTGGCAATCAGTATTTATCATCTCCAAGTGATTATTTATATCCTTATTCTTTAGCTGTTTTAGATGGCGACAGTAATTATAGCTATCTTTTAAATACAGATGTTAGTTTTATAAGAGAGGCATACCCATTAACTTCTACTACAGGAACTCCAAAACATTACGCACAATTTGATGATGATACATTTATTATCGGTCCAACGCCTAGTTCAGGTTTTACAGTAGAACTACATTATTTTTATATACCTGAATCTATATCAGCTTCTGCTGATGGTACAAGTTGGCTAGGAACAAATGCACCAGAAGTATTACTTTATGCTTGTTTATGTGAAGCCTATACCTTTATGAAAGGTGAGCCAGATATAATGATAAATTATGAAAAAAGATTTCAAGAAGCCTTACAAAGACTTACATTAGAATCAGATGGATATAACAGAAAAGATGCTTACAGAGATGGACAACGAAAAATTAATGCCTAATGAGCCTATAAAAGAATTAGAAGGCAAAGATATTGCAATTGTAGCTATGGGTCAAAGTCAAATAGACTTTCATCTTTCCCAAGTACACAGTGTAGAATTTGATGAAGTTTGGGCAATAAATGCAATGATAGGTATATTACCTAATATAGATAGAGCATTTATTTTAGACCCAATGAGTAGATTTTTAGACACTGAAGATGCTGGAACAATGACAGCTATGATGCGAAAAACTTTGCCTCAATGTGATTTTCCAATTTATACCTGTGAACTAGATGAAAGAGTACCTTCTGTAAGAGAATATCCAATAGAATCAATAATTAAAGACTTAGATTGTGCTTACTTTAACAATACAATAGCTTATGCTATAGCTTTTGCTTTATGGAATAAAGTGAGTAATATCTCTATTTTTGGTGTAGATTTTACTTATAAAACCAATATGCATTTTGCAGAAGCTGGTAGGTCATGTGTAGAATTTTGGTTATCTAAATGTATTAATGCAGGAATAAAATTAGGCATAGCACCACGATCAACTTTATTAGATACTGATATAGGTTTAGAAGAAAAACTATATGGTTATCATAGATTGACTGATCCAAAGGTTGCATATCAAAATGGTGCTGGAATAAAAGTATGTAATTTATCTGATATTGAGTTACAACCAGAATCCAAACCAGTTGGTATAATTAACCGACATGATTTAAAACTAAATCCTGTAGAACCAGGTAAGTATTAAAATGTTTTCATTAGAATCAGAAGCAAAAATTGCTGATTTAGGTGTGAAAACAACGCAGAACAGAGGGCACACTATAGAAGAAATTGCTGAAATGGCAGTTAATAAAATAGTTTCTGTAGGTGATCAAGCTCCTGCACCCATAAGGGCACAAGCTCATGCATTTAAAGATGCGTGTAAGAAAATAATTATGTATTATATGCATGAAGCGGTAAAAAACCACATTTGTACAATATGTAATCAATTAGAACAACAAGGTCATAAAGACCTAGCAAATATAATAAGGAGACTATAATGGCAATATCACAAGCAATGTGTACGAGCTTTAAAAAAGAATTGATGGAAGCAAAACACAATTTCTTACTTTCAGGAGGGAATACCTTTAATTTAGCACTGTATACTAGCAGTGCCACTATGAGTGCTTCTACAACTGCATATTCAAGTTCACAAGAAGCTAGTGGTACTAATTACACTGCAAAAGGAGCTAGTTTAACAAGAATTGATCCGACAACATCTGGTACAACTGCGTTTACTGATTTTGCAGATTTAACTTTTGGAACAGCAACAATAACTGCTAGAGGATGTATGATTTTTAATGACTCTGCATCAGGTGATCCAGCAGTTGCTGTGTTTGATTTTGGTGGAGATAAAACATCTACAGCAGGAAGTTTTACTATAACTTTCCCAACAGCAGATGCATCTAACGCAATTATCAGAATAGCCTAGGAGTTTAAATGGCAACAGGATGGGGTCGAAGCACTTGGGGATCAGGTCCGTGGGGAGCTACGGCTGTTTCTGTAGCTTTAACAGGATTAGCAGGAACTTCAGCTTTAGGTTCTGAAACAGTCACAGGAGATGCAAATGTAACAGAAACTGGTATTAATGCCACAGGAGCAGTAGGAACAGCAATTGCTTCAGGCGTTGCAATTACTGGAGTTAGTGGTAATGCTTCTACCATAGGACTTGGTGATGAAACAGTAATTTGTGATGCTAATGTTTATCCTACAAATGTAGTAGGAACTACAGCATTAAATAGTGTAAGTTTAGTAACTAATAATATATTACCTATAACTCTTGGAGCAGCTACAAGTTCTTTAGGATCAATAAGTATTATTATCGCAGTAAATGTAGATATAAATAATACTGATGTATTGGCTACAGGAGTAATAGCAGATATTTTAGTTTGGGGTTTAATAGATGATTCTCAAACTCCTAATTATTCAACAATAAGCACTTCACAAACACCTAATTATTCAACAGTAAATACTTCACAAACTCCTAATTGGGATGAAGTAGCTTAATAATATATAATTTTTTTAACGAGGAAAATCAATGGCAAGTACATATGTAAACAACCTAAGACTCAATGAAATGGCTACTGGCGATGGTAGTGGAACTTGGGGTACAACAACTAATACTAATTTAGAATTAATTGGTCAAGCACTAGGTTATGGCACTAGAGCCATAGCAAATGCTTCTACTGATAATATCACTATCGCAGATGGAGCTTCTGATTCCGATAGAGCGATGTATCTTAAACTAACAGGTGGTGGTCAGGCTTGTACTGTAACTCTGTTACCAAATACTGCATCTAAAGTATGGATGATGGAAAATGCTACTTCTTATACACTTACATTTACACAAGGGAGTGGAGCAAATGTAGCAATTTTAGCAGGTGAAACAAAAATTATAGCTACTGATGGAGGAGGTTCAGGTGGTATTGTTTATGATGTATTAACAGATACAAATTTAGCAGGAACAACCAAAACAGCAGCATTAACTAACGCAGGAGCTTTATCTAATCAAGGAACTTTAACTGTAGGTGTCGATGATACTGGTTATGATGTTAAATTGTTTGGTGCTACCTCTGGCAATTATATGCTTTGGGATGAAAGTGCTGATTCACTTTTGGTTAATGGCGATATTGATATGGTCACTAATGGCAATCGTATTGATCTTGATACTGATAATGACACTAGCATAAGAGCTTCAGCAGACGATACCATAACAATAGAGGTTGGCGGTTCTGATTTAATTGCCCTTACTAGCACTTCTACATTTTCTTGTCCACTTACAGTTGGCGTTAATGATACAGGACATGATGTAACATTTTTTGGAGCTACTTCAGGTCAAAAAGTTTTTTGGGATGAGTCAGCAGACACCCTCTACCAGACTTGCACAGTTGATATTGATGGTACAGTCACAGTTGGCGTTGATGATACTGGTTACGATGTAAAATTCTTTGGAGCTACTGCTAGTGCTTATATGTTATGGGATGCTTCAGCAGATGATTTAGTATTAGCAGGCGCAGCAGGAATTGATCTTGCAGGCGACTTAGATGTAGATGGCACAACTAACCTAGATGCAGTAGACATTGATGGCAATGTACAACTAGATGGAACTCTTACTGTAGGTGTAGACGATACAGGATTAGATGTCAAATTCTTTGGAGCTTCTGCAGGTGCATTTATGCACTGGGATGAATCAGCAGATTTACTTGATATAAGAGGAGCAACAGCAGCAGGTCCTGGTCTATTAAAACTTACTACAGGCGAACTAACAGTCGTTGATGGAGATAAATTAGGAAAAATAGATTTCCAAGCTCCATTAGAAAGTGATGGTACAGATGCTATCTTAGTTGCAGCTTCAATATATGCAGAAGCTGATGATACTTTTAGTGCTTCTGTT